TCACCGAGACCGTCGCCTTCCGTACGATTCAGGCGATGGTCCAACCCACGCAAAAGACCCTGTTAAATGCCGCAGTTCTGAACTGGCAGCAGGCGCACATCACGATATTCACGCCGGACCCTGTAAAGAACGGCGAACTAGTCGAATACGCCGGGGCAGACTACAGGATCGTGCAGGTCAACAACTGGCTTGACTACGGATATATCGAGGCCATATGTGAGGCCACCAATGCCGCATTGGTCGCAGAAACAATCACACCGCCGGGAGGGCCATAATGCCAAGCCCGGCAGTCAGAACCGCCCTGGTCGTCCGTGACCTGCTCGGTGTGGACGAATCCACCATCCGGATTGGTCGGTTGGATTGGGAGCGGGAAACGTTCGACACCGAGATAATCGCAGTTGATGTCCTCGGAACTGCCACGGCGGTTTTCCAGGGGCAACGATACGATGGCACTGCTGAACAATTGCAGCAAGTCGCAACTTACCGGGTGCCGATGGTGATTGACTTTTTTGGTCCGGATGCGTTCGGGCGGGCTGCACGGTTCAGGCTCGCCATGCAGACCGAAAAGGCCCAGGCACTGCAAGCCGAGCATCAAATCACCCTTGGCCACGTCGCCACCCTGAATGACCTATCCGGCCTTGTAGGGACACAGCGGACCGGGCAGGTGCAGGCGACACTAACGGCGCTTTACACAACGGCCCAAACCGACGATGTGAAGCGAATCGACACAACAACCCTTGATTTTCTATGGAGTAAATGACTATGGCCGACATTAGCAAAATCGTAAACGTCGCCTTGATTCCGGAGGGCAAAGCTGCCCAGCCCGCGAACATGAACGACGTGTCAATCCTAACCAAGGAGCAAGGCGTTCTGTCCACGGCGGAACGTTATCGGTCCTACCGTTCGGCGTCGGCTGTTTTGGCCGATTTCGGAGCATTGTCCGAGGTCACAGAGTTTGCCAACACCATTTTCGCCACGTCCCCAAACGCTACCCAGTTCGGCGGCTCGCTGATTGTCGGGTATTGGCGAGGGGATGCAGAAGAAGTCACACCTGCCACCAGCGGCAAGCTCACCGGGGAAGACATTGACCCAGCTGCCGCACTTCTGGCCTTGCAGTCAATCAGCGACGGGACAATGAACATTGCCATTGATGGGGCAGTCGTCGCATTGTCTGCCTTGGACTTCACCGGGGCCGTGACCATGGCCGATGTCGTTTCCCTGCTGTCAATCGCCGGGGCAACCGTTGAATATGACGCCGGGACATTCACTGTGGCCAGCATTTCGACCGGGGCAGCCTCCACTGTCGGGATTGCCACTGACCCGGGAACCGGAACTTTCATCGGGACCATCCTGGGATTGACCGCCGGGGCCGTGCCTGTCGATGGTGTTGATGCCGAGATTCTGCCGCCGGAAACTAAGCTGGAGGGCGTCGCAGAAGTCCGGGCCGCCGTCGAATTCCGGGGAGCGGCCTTTATCGACCCGATTGATGATGCCGATGTCCTGGGTCTGGCAACCTGGGCAAAGGCCAACGGCTGCTTGATGTATGAAACTTTCGGGCAACCGGCCTATTTGGTCAAAATGCCCGGCAACCCGGTCTGGGATGTCGCCATGGCCGGTTTGTCCAATTTCCGATGCCTGTATTCCGCCGCAAACAACCGAAAACTTGCGGCGTCGTACATGGCCAGGGCTCACACGGTCAACTTTGCCGCCTCGAATTCAGCAATGACAATGCAACTCAAGACCTTGGCCGTCCCTGCCGAGACATACAGTGATACGGTCATGGAGGCCGCCGCCGCCGTGGGTCTTGACGTGTACACCACAATCAAGGACGTTCCCGTCGTCGTTTGCTCGATGGCCAATGATTTTGTGGACAATGTGTATAATTTGATCGCCTTCATAAGTCACGTCCAAACCGACCTTTTCAACGTGTTGAAGGCGACCGGGACCAAGATTCCGCAGACCGAAAAGGGAGTCTTGGTGCTGATTGACCAGGGCGAGAAAACGTCCAGGCAGTTCGTGCGGGCCGGGGTGTTTGGACCGGGGGAATGGGCAAGCCCGGACTATTTCGGGGATGACATCGAGACTTTCAAGGCCAACATCCGGGAGTTCGGTTTTTACTGGCTGGCTGGCAGTCTGGCCGACCAATCACAGGCCGACCGTCAAGCCCGAAAGTCCCCAGTGTTGCAGTGCGCGGTCAAAAACCAAGGGGCAATCCACAGCGTTGATGTGATCATCAACTTCAACATCTAATAGGAGGCGACCATGAGTGTTATTGTTTATCCGAGCGGTGCTTCTACCTTGATCTTGAACGGTTTCGCTTTCACGGGATTTGCCGAGGGCAGTGAAATCGCCTTAGAACCGTTGAACCCACTGTCCGAGGCCAGCATCAGCCAGGATGGCGGGATGTCCATCAATGAACGGATTGACCGGGACGTGTACGACCTGACGATCCGCTTGCAGCGCAATTGTCCCGATGACGCAATGGTCAACCTGTGGCGAAATGCCCCGGGTATCATGGTGTTCGACGGCTCGCTGAAATGCCCCATGATTCGGGACGGCAAGCCAACCACCGAAAGTTGGCAGTTCTCCACTGTGCGAATCACGACACAGCCGGGGTCCGACGTGAACAACCAGGACGCCGAAAATGTCAGCGAATGGAAGTTCAACATACGGGTCGGGCGGAGGATGGTCTAATGTCACCAATTGACGAGCTCCAACGAATCAACGAGACTGGCAAGATGACCATCAACGGCCGTGAGTATGCCTTTACGGCCATGAGGCACAAGGAGCGGCGGAAAGTGTTCGCTTTTTTTACCTCGATTAGGGGCCAGCTCGAAGAAAACAGTTTCGCCTTCATGGACGAACCAAAATTCGATGAAATCATGGGGGTAATCGAAAACCTAGTCACGTTCGACGGGTCGCTGCTGTCCCGGTTGGGAACACACTGGGACCTATACTCCCAAGATTTCATCGAATTCGTGGTAACGGCGATGGGGGTGATGTCATACCCTTTTTTGGTCGGCAGCCGTACCGGCTCGCAATCGGCAGGCGTCCCCAGGGAGAAAATCTAATCCGGTTTACCAACCTGGATGACGACAGGATCACGACGCTGGCCTTGGTCAGGGCGGGTTACGGCTCATTGGCAGAAATCGAGGCACTAGACACGCCGGACTTCCTGGATTTAGTCGAATTCGAGGCCATGACCCGGGACCTGGAGTTCCACGCGGCCAAGCAGGGGTCAAAGGGGCAGTGATATGGGCGTCCTAACAAACGAAGTTGTGACCGTCTTTAGTTTCTCCGGCCAACTGAACAAGCTCAAAAATTACAACGAGATGGCAGACAAAGCCCTGAAACAGGCCGGGGCTTTGTCTGCCGCCCTGCTAGGGGCTACCACCGGGGCCGCAGTCTGGGCAAATAAAATGTTGGACGGGGTCACAGCGTCGCACAACTTCGCACGGGCGCAGGGCTTGACCGTCGAACAGCTCCAGGCCCTGCAATGGGCTGCAGAATCGACCGGGGGCAGTGCCGAGGCCCTGAACATGTCAATCAACCAGTTAGGTCAGCGAATGGGCAAATACGCCCAACTTGGCACCGGTGAGGTGGCCAGGGCATTCCAGGCGATGGGGGTAGCCGTCAAGGACGCCAACGGGAAGTTGCGCCCCACCGTTGATGTCCTGTCTGATATCGCCGAAGCGTCCAAGGGGATGGACGCACAGTCTCGGGCAAATTTGGCGCAACAACTGGGGATTGATAAGACCGTCCTGGGACTACTCAAGGAGGGTGCCGGGGGGATTGCCGCACTGACTGCCGAGGCCACGTCCTGGGGACTGGTGTCGAGCGAGCAAGCAGCGAGGGCCAACGAATTCACTAAGTCCCTGACCGCCTTAAAATTCCAGGCCAAGACCGTTGCCCAGCGTCTAGCGATCGAGATGCTGCCAGCCATGAATGATTTACGGCAAACATTGCAAGACCTTTTGAAAGACAACAAGCAGTGGCTGGACAAAGGGCTAGGCAAAATCGGTGAAGCAGCGAAGCAAGCCGTCGCCTTCCTCAAGCGAATGGCCCCAATCCTGGCCGTAATCGGTGTTGCGCTGCTGGTGGCATTTGCGCCCGTTTCCCTGATGACAATCGGGATCATTGCCGCAATCTTGGCCATTGATGATCTGATTGTTGCCTTCAAGGGCGGCGAATCGGTCATAGCCAAGTTTTTTGACTCGTTCGGGGTGGATATCCGACCGGGCCTGCAGGATGCGGTCCAATTCGTCAAAGACCTGTTTGCCGAAATCGTGGCCTTCGGGAAGGCCCTGTTGCCGCCGATAATTGAATTCGTCAAGGCAGTTATCCCGGCGGTTATCGACATTGGCCGGGCCATCGGTGCAGTGTTTGGGTATTTTATCAATGTTTTCCAGGGCGTCATGGCCTTATTCCGGGGTGACACCGTCGCTGCGAAGGAATTTTTCAAGCGGGCGTTCGGCAGTGCCATCAACTACGTCAAATCGTTAGTCTCTGGCCTGGGTAAATTTACCAAGGCGGTATTTACGGCGGTTGGTAATTTTATTAAAATGCTACTGCCTGACTCATTCGGGAAGGCCATCGATGCACTTGTCGGGATAGGGACGTCATTTATTGACGTTATTTGCAACCTATTTACCGGTAATTTTGAAGGGGCCTGGGATGCGTTGAAAGATATGGCAGCGAACGCCGTGGGTTTTATCGGTGAGCTATTTAAGGGGCTCTGGGCCGGGATCAAGGCGATGTTTTCGGGCCTGGGTCACCTAATCATGGATGCGGCCCGGGCGGTGTTGCCAGACTGGGCAGTCAATTTGTTGGGCGGCGACAAGTCGATTACGCCCGAGACCATCCAAGGATTGCCTGATGTGTCCCCTGCTGATTTCGGGGTATTACCTGACCGGATAAAGGGACCAATCTCTATACTGGGCACCGAGGCCGTCTATCCAGACAAGTCGGACCCGTCACAACCAGCCCGAGGCATCCCGACAGCCGCAGCACTCGCAGGAATCCCGGTAGAGGCGGTCATGCCGTCGTTGCCGATTTTTGAATCCGCCCCCAGTCAAGTTTCACGTTCGACAACCGTGAACCAAGATGTTACTATTCAAATAGCTAGCACCGAGCCACAGCAGGCCGGAAAGGCCGTGCAACGAGGACTGGAGGCGCAATTAGAGCAAGCCCAGAGGATGGCCGGGCGTGGGGGACGGTAATGGATAACCAGGGCAAGGAAAGGGTCGGCATCGGAGGCTTCACACTGTTTGCCCTGGTGTCTGATACTGCCACCCGAACTGCGCAAGTCCCGTCCAAAGTCCTGGAGGATGGGCGGATTGCCAGCGACCACATCATCAATGAGCCCCGCAGAATCACGATTTCAGGGGTCGTTTCGGATGTATTCGTTGACCCGGCACCCGTTACCACACCCGAGCGGTCAACACTGGGTGACTCAATTGGTGATTTTGCCACGTTTTTTACCGACAGACTCGAAGAAGAAGCCCTGCGAATGGCCCGCATTGATGAACTCTACCGGGAAGTGCAGGCGGAAAGGCGGCGGGACTTGTTCAGTGACACCGAGGGCATCGAAACGAAGCCGGTCCGCCAACAGTTCTTGGACTTTGTCCAAGGCATCTATCGAGACAAGGCCCTGATTTCGGTTGATACGGTTGATGGCATCCTGGACGATATGGCGATAACCAGCACGTCCCTGGTGCGGGACAACGTCACTAAATCCGTGTCATTCAACCTGGAACTTGTCCAGGTTCTGACCGTAACCACCGAAGCGGTCGGTATCGAGGCGTTCTACAAGGCCCCGGCCAAAACACCAAGGCAACAGGTGTCGCCAGTGGTCGATGGCGGGGCGCAGGACGTGAAAGGGGCAGGCGAAAGCGGGGCAGACAATGCCCGGTCGCTAATCGATTTCTTGATAGGGTGAGCATGATCAGAATCCGGAACATAACCAGTGACCCGAACCAGCGGATAACGCTGCTAACACCCGTTGGTGACTGTGTGCTGTTTCTGCGGTTCAGGCCAGCGGTCCAGTCCTGGTTTATGTCGATGCAATGGCGGGGTCTGTCCCAGGAAGGCCACCGGATCGCCGCCGGATTGCCCATCGGGATGGAAGCCAACTGGCCTTTTTCGTTTTATTGCCACCTGCCGGATGGCGACGGCATCGACCCGTACCGAGCCACGGACTTTTCCAGTGGACGGGCCGAGTTATACTTTGTCGATATCGACGAAACGGCACAACTGCGGGGAACAGATGTTGAACCGTTCCCGACAATCGACGGTGGAGGTTAGATGACGGCATGAGGTTTTACCGGGACTATCGATTCACGTTCGGTCAGGGCAGCACCGCAAAAGTGGTGCGCCCCCCTATTAGTTGCGTGTTTTCTGCCACCAAATCGATCAAGTCCGAGGCCAACGAACTATCAATCCGGCTGTTCAACCTCAATGACCCGCCGTTCAAATCCGAGACAGACAAGTCCTACACCCCGGCAAAACTGGAGGTCGGCTACCAGGGCGGTTTGTCATTGATTTTCCAAGGCAACGTCACCCGCTCCAGGACCAGCCGTTCCGGGGCGGATTTTATAACCGAGATGACCGTCCTGGACGGGGGGCGGGCCTTGTTGCAGGGGTTCGTGTCAGCCACGGTCAAGGGAAAGTCACAGGCAGTTGACACACTCCTGGGGACACTGCCCGGCATAACCAAAGGCGCCATTGCGGCAACACCGGACATTATCCGCCCCAGGGTCATGGTAGGCAACACGGCGCAAGTTCTGCAGTCAGTGATAAGCCAAGACCAACGCTTTTTTATCGACAACGAAACCGCTTTTGTTTTGGGGACTTACGATGTCCGGGAAGGATACGCCCCCTTGGTCAATGCCGACACCGGGCTATTGACGACACCCGAGATTGACGGTGGGGAAGTGACCTTTTCAACGATCATTAATCCGTCAATCAAGCTGGGGGGATTGGTCAAGCTCGAATCGACCATGGCCCCGGCATTGAACGACATCTACAAAGTCACCGCACTAACCACCAGCGGCGACACCGACGGCGACGATTGGAATCAGTTGGTAGTCTGTATCAAGGCCCCAAATTATGAGGTTCCACGATGACGGACAGCCTGTACCAAGTGATTCAAGACCTGTTTGCCGAGATGCTAGGCAACGTCCACACTGCAACCGTGGCCCGGGTCGTTAAAGTCAATGAAAAGACCCTGGACGTACAGCCTGTCATCAATCGAGTTGTGGACGGCGAATCTGTCAAGTTGCCTGTATTCGTGGAAGTTCCCCCGGTGACATTGCAGGGCGGCGGGTCATACGTCGCCCTTCCGGTGGCAGTTGATGATTACTGCCTGCTGATATTCACCGAGCGTTGTTTTGACCGCTGGTACCAGGGTAAAGACGAGCAACCACCCGCAGAAATGAGGATGCATGATTATTCCGACGGGTTTGCCATCGTAGGGGTCAATCCCCTACAAGCAGCTATCTCCCTGCCGTCGATTATTCGGATCGAAGGGGCGGTCGAGGCAGTCGGGGACTGGAAAATTGACGGCAGACTGACTGTGACGGGGGCCATTGTCTGCGAGGATTCAATCAGTGCTGGCGGGGACATATTGGCCGATGGCGACGTGACCGGGACAGACTGTAAAACGACCGAAGGGGTGAGCCTCGGAAATCACCTGCACCCAACAACAGCACCTGGGGCCAACACCGGCGCACCGATACCGACAGGGGGGGGATAAATGAGGGTTTCGCGACTCGACAAATCCGGGGACTGGCAGATGGGGCAGTGGCTGTCCGGTAGCCAGGCAATCGCTCAAAATGTCACCACCCGGCTGAAATCGTTCAAATTTGACTGGTACTTGGATTTGGACGCCGGGATTGACTGGATGCACCTCCTGGGTAACAAAGGCACGCGGTCCCGGATCGAACGAGACGTTGAACGTGTGACCCTGGGGACCGCCGGGGTTCAGAAAATCACGGCTTTGTCAGCGCAGCAAGAAGGGCGGAACCTGACGATATCCTTGACCTATAAAGACATCTACGGCACCCAGCAGGGCTTGACGGTGGCAATATGATAAAAATTGACGAAAACGGGATGACCATTGATTCATTAGCTGATATCTTGGACGAACTGACCGCCCTTTATCGGTCGATTTATGGCCAGGACATCAACCTGAACCAAGATTCGCCCGATGGGCAGCGGCTCGGCATCGAAGCCAAGGCCAGGGCAGACCTCCAGGAAGCAGCCTTGATGATTTACAACTCATTTGACCCTGACAAAGCCCACGGGGACGCCCTTCGGCGAATCGCCAAACTAGCCGGGATTGCGCAAAAAAGCGGCAGTAGGTCGATGTGGGAACTGAAAATCACCACGGACCGCCCGCTGACCATTCCCGAGGGTTGGACTGTGGAATCGTCATCGAATGTTTGGCGAACCGTCACACCGTACCCACTGACAGGACCGGGGGCGTTCGTCGTTTCGTTTTTTTCGCAGGAATTCGGGAACGTCCCAGGTGCGGCAGGGGCGCAAATCGACATCATATCTCCGATTCTGGGGGTAGTTGACGTTATCGCCGTTCAACCAGCTGTCCCAGGTGCGGCGGGCGAGAAAGAAACCGACTTCCGCCGCCGTCGATGGCAAAGTGTGCAAAAACCGTCACATTCCACCATCGGAGGGCTGACAGCCAAACTGCTAGACCTTCCAGGGGTGACGGACGCGATCGTGTATGAGAATCCGTTCCCCGTCACACAAGGAGGGCTTCCTCCACACTCAATCCGGGTCGTCATCGAGGGCGGCGACCGGGCCGATATCGCCAAGACGATTGCAATCGAGAAAACCGCCGGGGCCTTGACTGTGGGGGCGGAGGTCGGAACATTCATCGAGCAAATCCAAAGGCCTGGTGGCAATGGCACAATCGACATGATCCATGAAATGCACTTCGACCGCCCGACGATTACGCCGCTTTGGGTTTTTTGCCTCGCAGACCGCAAAACACATGATGACCCGGTCGATATCACTGCAATCACCGAGGCAATCGAGGCTGTCACGTTCAAAATTGGCGCGGATGTCGAGGCGTCGCAACTGTATCAATACGGACATGCCACCGGGACCAATTTCGTTCTGTCCAACATGCAAGTCAGCAGCGATGAAGGGGCCACGTGGACGCAACGGGGCTTAAAACCTGCCCGAGGGGCCAAGTTCGTCATTGCCGCTGTCCTGGTGTCCGAGGTGGTATGATGATGCAGGCGTACATCCAGTTGTTGATCAAACAGTACTGGGACAAGCCGAAGGCCCGGGCTGATATCCTGGCCAGGCTGCACCATCTGTCCGAGACCGCCGCCGTGATATGGGGACTGCCTGCCTCGTTCGATGTTGATTATGCTGCTGGTCCCCAGTTGGATATCCTGGGCCGAATTGTCGGACTCGTTCGCAGATACCGAACGCAGCGACTACGGCAATTTTTCGGATTCAGCAATAATCCACGGTCGCTTGGTTTCGGCCACCGCTTTGATTCAATGTGGGATGGCGGACCATTGATGCGCCGGGGCGGTGACAATTACGAGTGGCAGAACATGCCAGACGATGAATTCCGCCGCATGGTCAAGGCCAAAATCGCCACAAACAACACCAAATCAACGATGGTGGATCCGATTGGGCGGTTATCCTTGCAGGACGTTGTTTTGGCTGCCACCGATGGCATGGGGTACGTCATCGATAACCAGGACATGACCATGACCCTGATAATATCGCCGCAGTTCCCGGCTGATGTTTTGTTGTTCTTACTGCAAAAAGACTTATTGGCGAGACCGCTAGGGCTTTGGTGGCGTATAATCCAGGCGGAACCGGGGCAGTTTTTTGGATTTGCGAATAATCCGAACGCCAAGGGGTTTGGCGTCGGGACATGGGCGAGAAAGTTCTTCTAGTAGGGGGATATATGGCGAAAATTGATAGAGTAAAAAACCTTGCAGCATTTGCGGGGGCAGCACAGGCCAATGAGCGGACTAGATTCGGCATGACAGACCAGTCTGACGACCTAGACAGCCAAATCACCCCGGAATGGCTGCGGGGATGGGGCATTGTCGGTGTCAATGATGCCCCGACCATGCAGGATTTCAACGCCCTAGGCTACACGTTATCACAGTTGCTGTCCTACCTACACCAGATGGGGGTTGCGGAATGGGACGATGGCCAGGAATACTACACCGGGGCGGTCTGCGTCCATGCAGGCAAGGCCTGGCAGGCGACCCAGGACAATGACGACGAGCAACCAACCGACGGTAGCCCGTACTGGGTGCGGCTGCTGGTGGCAGGGGATGCGGCAGGGATTGCACCCAGGACAACCGATATTACCGTCACCGTGGGGGCGGGCGGGGACTACCCGACAATCAATGCCGCCCTGGCAGACCTGTCAGCCAAATACTACCCCGCCTATATCGCCGGGGGATTCACGGCCACAGTCCAATTATTGTCCGGGTTCGTGATGGCCGAGCAAGTCAAGGTTAAGGGCGTTGATTTGGGGTGGATTACAATTTCAGCAATCGACCCAGTGACAACCATTGACACCGCCGGGCTGGTGGATGATTACCCCGTTGGGTCCGGGGTCAAGGCCGCATTTTCGGGACTGTCGGGGGCGGTTCTGCCAAATATTGGGGTGTTGTTTGTGATGGGGGCCGCCGGGGCAGACGACTACCCCGGAATCCTGCTGTACGAACACGCCCGAGCAACGGTTCTGCCCGGTGCCGGGGTCCAAAATGCGAAGGGCTCGGGCATGATGATCTTGAACGGTTCATCTGCGATTGCTGATAATGCGATATTTTCCGGGGCATCGAGTCATGGCATCGGACTAGACAATGGCCGAGTGCAGGCCGTGCGTGTGGACTGTTCCAACGCCGGGGACAACGGGATATATGCAGAAAACGGGTCCCATGCAGTCATTGACAAGTGCGACTGTTCCAATGCTGGCAAGGTTGGCATCTTGGCTGAAGGGCGGTCCACGGTCCAGGCCAGCGAAGCGAACTGCGAGGGGTGCGCTGACTGGGGTGTTTTGGCCAAAGAGGTATCCACGATCAATTGTCCCAAGGTTGACGCTCGGAATTGTGGTGGACCTGGCGCGACAGGGGGAATTGGGGCGCTCGCTGGGTCCACGGTCAACGCAGAGGATGCGGACTGTTCGGGGTGCGTGGGGCCAAATGCAGTATGGGCCGATTGCGGCTCCACGGTCAATGCCAGTTACGCCAACCTATCCGGGTCGGGTGGCCGGGGAGTAGGAGTCTCTGGCGGCT